GCAGGTTTGGCTGTACCAGATGATCGTTTGATTCTAATTATACTAGCCATTTCAGAAATTTCCTCCGTTGATATCTAAGTTCTGAGCAGCACCAGGAGTCAATTCCAACGTTGTATCAAATTTTTTCGTCAAACCATTATAAACAAGAACCATTCCATTTTGTAAGGTTCCAGCGACATTCACATCACTTAATTCGGTTAATGATAGAGTTTGAGCACCTGCAAGTGAGGATATCACCTTTGTTGCATTTTGTTGCCCAACTCTGACTTTGATATCTGCCATCTAAGTTAGCGTATTCAGATCTAAAAAGTATTTATATTTACTAAGACGTTATCTTTGAAGCAAGTTCTTTTAACATCAATTTAAGAGTTTCAAGTTCCTCTTTCATAGCATCCATTTCTGCCTGTTTATCAGAATTTCTTCTTTTATCAGTCATATAATTTGAATAACCTGCAGAATCCATATTAATTATGGCTCCAGTTTTTTCATCACGAAATAAATTTTTATGTCCTTCAACAGGTATCATTATGCTAATGCTAGTGCTCTAAAATCTTTAAGTGTTACAGGGAAAGATTCATTCGTTGATATCATAACAATTTTAATTACAAATCCAGTGAATTGTTCCAAATCGTCAGCAGTGAATTGATATTCAGAAAATCTACCAAATTGATTTGGTGCAACAAATTTATCTGGTCTACCATCACTCAATGCTAAATCAATTGCAGTATCTCCAAAACCATCTCCATCATTATCAATCATATTTTTAAAACCAGGAAATGGTCTATATGTTTGTGATACCTCTGAAGAATCAGCACTGAACAAACGATAGAATACTCTAAAATCTGATTCAGGTTGTACACTTGCACCCACTAATACTTTTAGTGAAGTTGCAGGTTGCTCTAAATCAACTCTTTTAGTAACAAATATAGAACCGTGAGGATCATCCTCTAGTCCATTTGTTCTACTATCAGTCGCATAATTTTCTAAACCTATTGGATTATTAATTTTATTTCTACCTAATATAAATGTTGCATTTTTGATATCTAACGCTGGTGATAAATTAGGATCATCAGAACTCATATTTACATTTAGAGTCAAAGATTTGTTCTTAGGTAAACTCGAAAGTTTATCTGTTTCATTTATTTTTGATGCAACTAATCTTGGAGTCGGTAAAAATATAGTCTCATTTAATATCGCTGGTTCAAAACCTTCATCTATGAATGATGATTCACTACCATCTGCACTTGTTCCACTAATTGTTCTAATTGATGAAGTTACACGAGTTGTACTTCCAGGTGTGATAACATTAAATTGAGGTGATATTGTACTAAACTGATGATTTTGTGAAATCTTTACTTTATTTGCACCAATTGCTTTTTCACCTGAGAAACACAATAAAGAGTTGCCTATCCTTAGTGGTGCAACATTTGCAACATCAACCTCTAAGAAGTAACTATCAATATTTGATGCATCTATCAAAGATGTATTTGTTGGAACTGTATGAATTGTGTTAATACCAACTAAAGGCATACCACTTGCTTCATAAGTTTGAATTGTTTCACCCTCTGTATGAGTTGATGCAGTTGTATTTAATATACCTCTTGTAAGAGTAAGTTGACCTGTACCTACAACATAAGAAACAAGTTCTTCACCAATTAATGCTTCACCTCTATCAGTTGATATACCTCCAAAAGTTGCAAATGGTGTTGTGTTGGCGATAGAAACAGTAGTTCCTTCAGCATTTAAAGATGATGTAGTGGCAACTAATTCAGTATCAGGTTCAACATCTTTAATATCAACTTTATTTCCTAATCCATGATGTGCATGGTTATATTGAGTGACTTCAAAGACTTTTCCAGAATACAAGTCACCATTTGGTATCGAATCACCATTAACAGCAACGTTACTAATTACTGCCCTTGTATCATTATTAGCACCATACTGAACTAATGGTTGATTATTTGTAAACTTATCTCCCTGAACGTCAGTTAGGTATAAAGTATCTAATGTTGAGTTAATTGTTTCAATAATTCCCTTATAACCAGCACCTCTAACTACTTGTGAATTAGAGTTGTCAAGTGTTATAACATCACCGACTTGATATCCTGAACCAGCAGCATTAGTAGAATCAGCAGTTATAACACCATTTGTAACAGTGACGTTAAGAGTTAAACCAGTTCCACTTCCAGTCAAAGCAACTGTAGGAACAGCGGTAGTGCTAGTTAATGAATATCCAGTTCCACCAGCTGCTATTCCTATATTACCAGCTGGAGCACCTTGTCCTTCAATAATTCCTGTTACACTTTGATCTTCTGAATCACCAGCAGCACCTGTACTTACTTTTCTACCAATTGGTAGATTAGCATTTGTTCTAGTTCCACTACCATCAATAGTAACTTTTAATTTTCTAGGTAATGTGCGAATTGGATTTAATGGTAATACTTGAGTATTTAAATTACCTGCTTCAATAGGTGAGTTATAGAATGATGCTGTTCCAGATTCAACGAAAGATGCTTTACGTAATTTAAATGTTAAATCTTGGAATTGGCTAGCAGTCCAAATTGTACCATTTTGTGATTTAAATAAACTACCACCAATATATTGCTTAGATACAACAACATTTTGTACGTCAGGTAAAGTAGTAGAACTAACTGTCTTTTCACCCATCGTTGCAACCCACATCTCATACTTATCAGAAGCTGGTGATAAGAATACTAAAGCATATTCTTTTTCTGGTTCGAGATAAATTGGTGATGGGAAATTTAAAGTTGTAGCAACTGAAGCATCATCAGAAATATTAATATTATTTGGATTAACAGCAATCTGTGCATAATCCTGAACAAGATATTTTGTTGGAGTTCCTAACTCTACATATCTTAATTCAACAAATAATTTTGCATTATCATCCTTTGATTTAAAGAATACATCAAATGATGTTAAATAAGCACCCGTTTCATCAACAGTGAATGATTGTGCTAATGGATCTCTATGAGGTGCAAGATATTTTTGTCTTTCCTCTCTAAAAACTAAATTAGTTCTGTAACCTACTTCGTCTGGACGAGTGCTTGATGGTGGGGGTGGATTTCTTACTTGTACATTACTCTGTATTTGAGTTTGTATAACACCTGTCCCTGTGAATGTACCAGAAGCATCACTTGAATGGTCAGTGCTTCCAGGAAGTGGTATGGTGCCCTCTGGTGCTGCAGTTACTCTGAATGTTTTAGTTCCTGTTGCAAATAATGTAGGTGGTTTTGGTGTTGCTTGTGCATTTCTAAAGAAGAATGCTCCTAGCAAATCTCCCCAATTGTCACTGAACAAATCAATACTACTTACAGTTGCAACAGCACCACTTCTTTCACCAATAACCTTTGCACCTCTAGTGATATATCCAAAATATTGTGCTTCATTTGCAAGTGATATTGTATCAACGTTTAGTATTCTTGAAGTAGCAGAATATGAATCAGGTGGGGCAGGTCTTGTGCTATCAAAAGGATCAACAGTATATGATTCAACTAAAACTGATGGATTACCTAATCCTGCACCAACATCAGGTCTTGATGTATCACCAAACTTATGATTTGGTTTTTGTAGTCTTACAAATCCAATTTGCTCTCCATCAACCTCTATCTTTGCATTTTCAAAAACATTGAATGTACCAGAAACCATATTAATTTCAACTAATTTTGGAATTATATCTGGAATACCGTTATCTAGATAATGATAGTGCTTGGTTAATGGTTTCAATCCATTTGCATTAAAGGAAACGTTTCGTGAACGCATAAATGGATCTGCTTCAGTTTCTATCTTAATACTTTCAACATAATCAAATTCATAACTTGGACCTTTTAAAACATTTGAATATGAAGTTCTGAATTGTTGAGATCGTGCAACTAATCTATTAACAATTCTAATTCTTCTTCTATACCAATTTGAATCAGGATCATCAATATCTCTTACAGGATGGGTTACAGGTAGATCGTTATCTATTACAGGACCTATAGGAGTATGATTTGCTTGCTCAGCCCAAGTTGCTCCTGTTGACTCAATACGAGTATTATTAGTATAAATTGTTCTTATCCAATTATCTGATGGAGGATCTAAAACAATACCACCCATAAAGACAATAACATTAAATGGATTAACATTTTCAACACCAGTTGCTTGAGGTTGTGTTAACCAATCTACTTCAGTATAATCAAGTGTAATAAGATCACCTGTTTTCTTGCAATTTGTATCTAACAATTGTAAGTTAGAGTTCAAATCTGCAGAATTTAAATCAATACTTGGATTGACTGCTAATTCTGGATTCATAGACCAGAAATCAACTGCACTTATTAATTCTTTGTTTACTACATCTACTTCACATCTTGAACCTGTTTCTGGAGTAAAATCAATGAAGTTTCGACTTGCAAAATTATCTACAACAAATCCAGTTTTAAATCTGTTTAAACCATCAGCGTCTCTCACCTCAAATGATTGAGCATCTACTTCCAAAGAACTCAAAGTCGTTGTTAATTCTAAATTCTCAATTCTCTTTTCAAGATCACCAATATCCCTCATAGTGAATCTCTTATTATCACATAATCTTATTAAAGGATTTCTTACGGTGTCATATAGGTATGCTGGTAAAGCAATTTCAGCAATCTCCATTGAATTACCTTCTTCAGTTGGGGGTGCAGGAATTTCAGCAGATTCACCTTTTATAAGTTTAACTTGACCATATTGATTAATTACTAATTTATCAATTCTAGGTAAATAGAAACTATACCCTAAAATTGAAGTTTCTCTTGGTGCTACAACATAGGGGTTAGTTGATTCAAAAGTTCTACTTGCAAATGCAAATGGTGATTTTCCTGTAGATACGGTATATGGATTTACTCTTGGTCTAAAGTCAATCAAATCAGTTGCTCTATTATCAAGCACCATAGGTATATCTCTTGAATATCTTTCTTTTGTGTATGAATTCACAGAGAAAAAGTCTCCAGTGTTTCCACTTGCCACTTGATATTTGTCAAAGATTATCAATAATTTTTTAGATGGTATTGCTGATTTTGCCTTTCTTACAATTTTAGAAAAATCACAATATTGAATCTTATGACCTTTATCTAAAGTATAATTTTCAGTTCTATCAATAAAGTTACCTTTTTCAGTTCCCTGTAATATTGTTTCGATACCAGACTCTTTAAACTCTATGACTTCTCCAATTGCAAATTTATTTCCATTCAGATAAACAAAATTAATATCAGTAGCGTTTGGAACAGACACTATTTGACCAATCGCACGACTATCTTTACCAACTATTTTTTCTCCTATAATAGCAGTTGTGTTTAGACTTAATCCAGATACAAATTTTACTTTATCTAATACTGGTGTTGCTGTTGTTTTTGATTCATAAACAGCAAGAATTTTTACAACATCTGGCACATTAAGAGAAATTTCTTTATCTTCAACTCTTATACCATATGCATCGTGAGTCGTGAGACCATTTAATGTATTAACACCTGATGTGCGTGTAACTTCTAATTGTTGACTTCTAATATAATCCTTTGATTTACTAGATGCACCAACTTTTTTAAGAGTAACACCAACTGTTACTTCATTAGCAGTTGCTTTTGATAATCCACTAAAGGTAATAGTTTCTGCATTACTACTAATTGATACTTGATCAGAAGTTAATGGTTCAGTAGATCCATCCTGATATGATATTGAATATCTCTCTACATCAAATGGTTCAAAAAATACACTTGTAATTCCTACTGTTGCATCTAAACCTGCTTGAGATGTAAGTGTTAAAGAATTACTAGAAACAGATTGATTTCTAATTTGTCTCTGAATTATTAAATTAGAATCAGATGTATCAAGATTTGATATATTTTTTCTAGGTAATTTTGAAAAGATACCAGAATTTTCAAGATTTAAAACTTTAGGAACTTTAATTCTGAATGTTGAAGATGTTTGGTTATTTGCTGCAACTAACCCTCCAACATTAATACCAGTAACACTCGTTGTTGCTGCTACAGTTAATGTTTTTCCATCTGCTGATATTGCCGAAACTTTATTAAAAATAGGAACACTGTTATTTTGATCAGTAAATGAGATAATAGAATCTGTTTTTATACCAACTCTTCCAGAAAAACTTCTATTTGCACTTGTGATTGCTGCTCCAACTGCATTGATTTGATCTGATGCTGAAAAATATGGTAGTATACGATCATACAATACTGTATCTGAGTTAAATGTAGATATTCCAGTTGTTCCAAATGTATCTTGACGTATTGATTTTATATCATCAACTGTATATGATACTATTTCTTTAATAGATGGAGCATCTGTAGTTGGTCTTTCATTGAATATTATTTGTTCTCCAATTATAAATGTTCCAGTTGTTTGACTTAAACAAAGTTCATTTAAACCTGTTGCATCACGATTTTTAGCAAGATATCCAATTGCACCACTATTAATACCTCTAACCTTTGTACCTTGAACCCTTGCACCATTTGTTATGGTTGAATTCATAACAGTGCATTTTAAAATAGTAAATGTTTGTATATCATATAAACTTAAATCATAACTTGTCGCTGCACCAGAATATGGAGCATCAGAAGCATTGAAAGAATATACTCTTGCTTCACCTACTTGTAGACCTACTGCTGCAGACGGTGTATTTCCTTTTCTCTCATTTCTTAATTCAACTACGTTTGTTGTATTTCCACCAATATTAATAAAAGGAGTTCCAGTTACGTTATTAACTTTTATCACACTACCCATGTTAAATGGAATTGATGCAGTTTTTACATCTTTTGTATCTCTTGGTTTTTCAACGTCAACCACTGTCGTGCCTGGTAGTGATACGTCAAATCCTCTTACATATGCTTTACCTGGTGATAGTTTGACACACATCAAATCATCTTCTGGTTTATTTCCTTTATCAGTTAACTGATTTTCTGTATACAAACCACCTGATCCTATTTCATCATTTAGAGAATCTTGTAGATTTACACGGAACGGTTCTACTGCGTAACTACCTGATTCATCAAATGTTCTCTTAGCAAAATATTTTTTTAGTTCTGAATAAACTGTAGAATCTTGTAATTTTTTAGTTTGTCCTTCACTTGTTCTGAATAATTCAACAAAATTTGTATCTTCGTAATCAGTTAATGCTTTTTTAGAAAGTTGAACCGAAATTTTAAAACGGTCTGCACCTGGTGCTGCAAAATTTGTGAATCCCTTTGCATTATCGTACAATGAAGAGTCATCATTTGAGTTTATGATTTGTTCAGATATCTCAAATCCAACTCTGTATGATGGTTGATTATTATATGGTTCTAATACGATTAAAGATGTTGGTACATCTACAAATGTGCCACGTAAGAAATATACACCAGAGTTAACACCAAATGCTGAACCAGTTGCGGTTGCATCTTCAGAGGTAAGTGTTAAAACTGTTTCACCAATCGTTAGTGTTGTATTACCGTAAGTTAATGGTTCTTCTAATATTAATACTTCACCATTTGGGAACGCTGTGCTTTCACCACTTGTTCCTGATTGTTGATATTTGATGAAAATTGTTATATCATCAACTCCCTCTGCTGGAGGTAATATAAAATTCTTTATTGTTGCAACTATACCTGATGTTTGACCCCTAACTCTTGTACCCTTTCCATCATTTGCAGATATTAAATTGCTAAGATAAATTGATACATCAATGCCGAGATGTGTTTCGTTTATTTTTGCAGAATAATATGTTGGATCATACTCAATACCACCAGGTATGACCATTGAACCTTCTTTGAATACGTGCTTACCAAAAGACTCAACCTGATTTTGTAGAAGAGACTGGAGACCAGTTAGTTCCCTTGCCTGTACAGGATAACCAGGTTTGAATAGTATCTTGTAAAAATTATCATCCTTATTATAATCATCATAATATGGTGATATATTTAAATTAGTCTTTTGTGGCATTTTTAGAATTCGAGTATGATTTTAATGTCTTCTTTTTGACGAGAGTTTCTAACAATCAATGGTCTGTTATCCAAGTAAACTATTTCTCCTGACCCTTTATTTATCTCAGAATTAGAAAGTCCTGAAATAAAGTTAACTCCCAAGTTAATTAATTTATTACCTGTGGGGTTTGTAGTTATACCAGAGAAATCACGAGAGATAGCACCAGCAAAGAATGATTTTTTACCCTCAATATTATTTGCACCAACTTGATTTTCAAATTGATATATTCTACCAGCAGTTGAAATACCAGCATAATCAGTATGATCGTATGTTGTTCTATTAAAATTAAGAGAACGATCTCTAAAATATTTTAACACTTTTGTCTCAGAATCATATGATGCAATAAAAGCAGTAGAAACTTTTCCTGCGTTTGGTGCGATAGTCAATACTTGCTTAATTTCTTCACCAACCTCTGGAACTCCAGTTACAGTGTCAAATTTAATTGCCTGTAATGAGGAGTAAGTATTATCAGTGTAAGTTACTGATGTTCCTACTTTTGTAGGATTTTTAACCACTCCAACTTGTGAAAACTTAGTATCAATTGGGAAATCTTTTGTTGAATCATCAAATCTTGCATAAACAATAACTCTATCAGTTCCTAGTTCAGTATATACATCTGAACCGTGTCCTAATCCTGGTGGAATGATAGGAATAAGTTTTGCACGACCAGTTGATGTACTAACACCACTACTTAAGGTTCCTAAATCAACAATACCATAACTATATCCTGCTCCTCCAGCACTTACAGTAACATCTGTAATAGTTCCATTTACAACATCGACTCTTGCTTTTGCTCCCGTTCCATCTCCAATAATATCTACTTCCTGACTCAATCCATTTGCATATCCACTTCCAGCATTTTCAATATAAACATGCTTGATTTGATTCAAGTTGACAGATGAGTCACCGTTTTCACGAACTGATCTTATTTGTGAGTCTTGACTAGAACCCCAACTATTTGGGACAGTAATAAATTCAGTTGAGTCAAATTTAATAATATCACTAGGTGAAACAGTGAAAAGATACTTCCAAAGATATCCGTCACCGCTGTTTCCTGCTTTTGATGGTTCCAAGTCTGTAAATGTAGGTTCATCTTGGGAGACATTTCCAAGAGGGTTAGCTCCCGTTGATCCATTATCAATACAAACGTAAACTTTAAAGTCGGAATTAAGTACGTAGTAGTTCGCATCATATAATCTATTTGCTTGTGTTAA